TATTTACTTATCAGCTTTCTTTTTATCGTGCTTTACTTCTTTGTCGCCTTCTTCAAGTTTTTTAGGTTTGTATGCAATATCTACAATTTTAAACCCATCAGAGCGAAGTTTAGCTTTAGCTTCTTTTGAAACTGGATGTTGACAGTATGCTGTAGCCATTAGATATTTCCTCGTGCAAGTGTACCGGCTGTAAATTTAGGAAGGTTAACGATATCCCAGTTTGAACCTGTTGCAAGCTCAGCGTCTAATGGAGATGAACCGCCATTAGCAACATCCCAAGCATAACCTTTAAGTTTAACGTTAAAAGTATAATCAGCTTGAAAGGTTGTTTCAATGCGAGTGTTGCCATTAGTGGTATCTAAGTTAGTGATTAAATCACTGTTATCAGAAACTTCTAAACCTCCAGCAACCAAACTAAGAACTAAATCTTGATCTGGTGTGGTAGCTAAGTCTAACAAAGCAGGCGCATCAGTTATAACAACTGCTTTGCCTAAGATATCAACGATAGTTACATTTTCAGCTTTGAACAACTCATTACCATTAGCTAGACCTTGATCAACTAACTTGTGGTAAGTCTGACCTTGCATAATATCACAAACCAACATTTGAGACATATCGCCAAATTTAGCATGGGAGCCGTTAATTGCCGATTGACTGATTTTAGCCGTCAATACATCGTTAACCAATGCTGCTTGGTTGTTGATTGCAGCGATAGCAGACAAGATACCAGTGTTTAATTGGTCTTGAACTAATGACTCTGCAAAGTAACGAGAGATTGCAGCGATCGCGCTTGCTGGATCTTCTTGTAACCAAGTAATTTGGCTAGGCTCTAATAATACCGGGCCATATGCGCCGGCAACTTTAACGCCTACATTTTCAATTTGAACTAAATTTGTAACTGGAGCCGAAGCAATAGCAGCGAACCGATCAACCCTACGCCTTGCCGCGCTAAGATTTTGCCACATTGCTGTTTTGGCGAAGTCACCCATATTTCGAATTGATGTTAATTGAATCGCACCACGTGAAGCGGAGGCGATATTTAAAACCATTTGATCTACCATTTCAATAGTAGAGGTTTGAATTTCTGTATTGTAAATTTGCATTTGTGATAATGACATAATTTGTACCTTTATTGTTTAGTATGAATTCCTGCCGCTGCTAGTCGCTCGGCAATACCGGCTGTTCTAACTGCTTCAGGGTTTGTTTTATCAACATTAACGGCACTACCATTAAGTTTTGTGTCAGTTGTGGAACGTCCACCACTGGCTTTAGTTGCTACTACAAGCGAGGCGTATCTCTGATCCGTCTTAAACTCGTTTAGCAAATCTTCAAAGGAACTTATAGTTAAGTCCCCGTTAGAATTTGTTACTTTTATTTCACCCTGTTCTGAGCGTAAACGCCTTTCTATAAACGTTGACAGTAAGTCTGCATTATCGCCACTTGAAATAGATTTAGCCATTTCTAAAGCTTTAGTGCCTACTGCTTGCTTTTGCAATTTAATTGCGTTGTCTTTATCGCGTTGTTCATACTGCTTCAATTTATCTTCATAAGACTTGCTTAGCGCTTTAAAATCATTATCTTTTTGTAATGCTAGTAAATGCTCCGCTTCTGCCTTTTCTTCTGATAAAAGTTTTGATGCTGCAATAGCTTTTTTCTCTGCTAACAAATCATCACGATTATCTTTTAAGCCTTGTATATCTTTTGCCGACACTAGACCTTCGTTTTGCTTGTTAATCTGTGCTAATTGTTCGTCACTTAATTCTAGACCATCTAGATTTAAAGCCATATTGATACCCTCAGGGTGGTTAATAAAAGTTTACTGGTGTATTTTACTACTATTTAGCTTGTTTAACAAATGACACTTGATAACATGCAAACAATGAACTAGTATAATGCAAAAGATAACTAATTAAGGTTTATATGAAAGAATCACGTATAGATATAACGCTTAGTGTTCAGGATGACTTTACATGGCCGTTAGTATTAGCCTATAGAAAAACATTGAGATTTAGCTTAAAACTAAAAGGCTTATTAAAATGAACAAACTAACACGAAAGATTAGAAACAAAGGCTATACGCTATTAGAGTTCTGCGAGGCTATAGGCTATTCATTGCGCTGGTATCGTGAACACGCCAGCAAAGATAACAAGCAGAATGAATTAATTACTAGGCTGGCCGATTCAATACCTCCACTCCATAAGAATCATAGATGTACAATAATCACATTAGAGGATAAATAATGAACATTAGCGATAACACTGTAACTATTATTATGTTTGCTATAGCAGGCTTCTTTATAATGAGGGAGATATTCTGCTGGTACTTTAAGATCAATAAAAATATTGGCTTACTTAAGGATATCAAAGCAGAGTTGATAAAGTTAAATAGCGGCGATGGTGTAGAGCCTGTAGAGGTTAAAGAAATACCTCGCACAATGACAAGGGGTGAATCATGAAGCCTAAAATCAAAAGAGTGGAAGGTATATGGACTTGCAGAGGCAATTTATATATAGGTAGAGGCACAACCCCTGTATTCGCTTACCATGCGTATATTCTACTCAACAAATAACGAGGTATTTATGATTTGTGATTCTAAATTAGACGATGGTTATTATTGGTGGCATTGCGATAATGATTACGAACTAGTATCTAGAGAAGGTGGTGATTGGTTTTGGGTTGATGGTGGACATATACACGACCATTTAATAAACAACTGCATTGTCCATCCGATATTAAAACCAAAACAACCATAGTCGTTTATAATCCTGCCTGTTCAAATGCCATAGGGTTCTTTTTACGCATGGCATCTAAATCCAAAGGCCTGAACTTTTGGTCAACTGATAGCTTTGCAAATTCATCAGCAGTTAAGCCACCATTACGTAACAGCTTACCCCTTGTTGGCCCTATAGTTTCATCTATAAACGATTTAGGCTGTGCTTTAAGGAAACTATAGTAAGTTGTTGTGGCTTTAACTTGCTGCCCACCCTCTGCACCTTTTGAGGCTCTTGTCTCTGTGCCATCATCTAAACTAAACCTTGCATCTAATACCGGGGCTGTTGTGCTTCTGCAATTTACATGTATCGGTGGTTGCGGTTTAAATCCACTATCCTTAAACTTAAATACTTGACCGTCTAACGATTTACATTGATTAGATGTACGGCTATCCAAAGTAGATACCCACTCATAACCGATAACAATGTCGTCATTCTCTAACATCATTTCTTCGCGAGCTATAGCGCTTATATGATTAGTTGCTGTTCTTACAACTGCTCTATTATTAGCTCTAGTCTGTTTATCTAGCGTGCCACCTTTGCCGGTAATCTTTCTTGCTATCTGCTCGTTAGTTTCACCGGTAACAAAGCCTGTTGTTATGATATTAGATACTTTTTTGATCTCAGTAGCTGACCAGTTTTTAATAAAAGGCTTTAAAAGTACCGTATTGTTACTATCAGGGAAAACTAAAGGAGTTGCATTACCAGCCGCCCAAACTTGAGATGCTGCCGGTTTAGTTAGGTTTACACTACCCGACATAATTACATCATCAAGGCTATCAGCTTCGAAATCTATTTCATGCTCGCTAAATAACTCTAATTGACCAAGGAGTGAATTATTATAGTCTAGGTAAATATCTGCCTGAGTCCTTTCTAATTCTCTTAACATTGACCTTAAGCGCCTGCCCTGCAATTCAGTAGGTGCAGACATTAGACTATTGTTTACTTCTTTTTTAAGCTGATCTAAAAAAGGTAAGAAGTCATTCGCTAAACCACCGGCAAAGCGCTGTATAAAAATAGCATGTCTTGATTCATTCTGAATACTTTGGTCTAGTGCTGGCACTATTCACCACCATCATTTAAGCCTAACCCAGAATTAACAGTCTTTGCAATTTCATCATCTACTGAAATATCGCTAGGCAATCTATGACCCTGCTTAAAATTCCATAGTGCTGACTCTTGAGACATTAAACCACTCTGCCACGCTGCGACAATAGATGTCATATCTTGTGCGCCTAATTGAGCGACACCAAACTTTTTATTTAACTCTAATGTAAAATCTTGTGAGTCATTCATAAACAACTGCACCCATGAAACAGCGTTAATATAAGCATCTTCAACGTTTGCAGATATAGTTGATAAAATAGAACTATTATCAGCGCTATCAATCTCCGCCTGTGTGGCTGTCTTATTACCTGAGCCTGATTCAATTAGTTTT